GGTATTAATATAATCTATAAAGTAAACTAGTAACCTCGCAACTGGCGTTCTCGGTTCTCCTCGTTTTTAGACATATACATGTTATACATCTCTTGAGAAGTCATTCCGACTGAGGCCGCCATATTCATGAAAAAATGCAAAATATCAATAATTTCGAACTTGCACTCAAGCTGATCCGCTGCAGAAAGATCTGAGAATTTTTTATTAGCATATTCTGGATAGGCAGCTTTCCAACGTTTCCAAATCGCATTACCTTTACCGTCCTTAATTCCACCCAATGCGTCGGTCGCTTCATGGATCTCATCAATTAATGCATGATTATTCATGTGCCAAAAGTTCATAAGATCACGAAGACTCATATTCTCAAAATCATATCCGTAAACACTCTTTTGCGTTTCCGCCTGTAAGTTAAGGATGTCTCCAAGAGTATCTGTTTCCAAGCTAGAGCCCATATCTAATCTTTCACGGTAGTAGTCTTTAATCTCTAATTTCGCGCAAGAGTTGTCAGTATTTGCCATAATTTAATCGATAAGTATGCTCTTTTACCTGCAAATACTAAAAAGTTTAAGTTTTGTAAGTCATCTATTGATAAATAAAGGTAAATGGCAGATCGTCTAGATTACGAAATAGGTGAAATTTTGGCAGAAGCTGATAAATAAATAACTTTAAAAATAATAAGTACCCGCAATGGCAGAAAAATTAAATCTGAATAGGTTCAAATCAAGCGGAGTCTATACTGTAGAAATTGACGAAAGCACCAATTTGAGTCTTCCTATCTCAACCGGCCGGCTAATCGTTGGTTCGAGTAAGAAGGGCCCTATCAATTCAGTAGTTGCAGTTAATAATCTTAGAACAAGACTTGCTGTATACGGCGAGATTGATACAAAATTGGAAAAAAACGGTAGCTATTTTCACAGAACAATTGATATTGCTTTAAGAGAAGGCCCAGTATTTGCGCTTAACTTAATACCGGTTAACGATGAGGATAAAGCGTATTTCGGAACTTTTAATACTGAATCAGCTTCAAATAACTCAGTGTTGCTTCCAAACCTTTTTATTAGTAAAATTTCTGATTTTTACAATACGCAAAAGCTATGGTTTGCTAGCATCGATCAACTAAATAAAACAAAGAACCTTGCATTAGGCGATCTTTATGTAAACTCTAGCACAAACTATGGTGCTTTGGATAAAGACGCTAACAAGATCTTAAGCTTTGTTAATTTAGGTAAAAAAGACGTAACGATTTGGACTAGAGTAGCTGACGTAACTGGTTACGACCTAACCGTGTCTGACTACTACAAGCTATTGGGCCAAAATGTTGAAATTCCAGAATATCTTCACGTAGACGATATTGTTTCGGATTTCTTTGTTGAGGCAATTGCAGTAGAAGGCAATTGGACTGATTGCCTAAAATTAAGTAAGGATCCAGTGTACAGTCAATATTTTACCGAAAGCGGACTGATTATCTCCAAGATAAACGACTTTGTTTCTTTAAGAGAAGTAACCTTACTAAATAAAACAATTGGCTGCATTATCCCAGATTTCAGAGACCTAACTAATGCAAACGTGTCTATCGACAGAGTATTTAATCGGGCGTTTCCTCAGACTGGAGTATTTTGTGCACTGGATTTTGGAAAAGTAGACGTCATGGACTTAACTAAAAACGCATTTGCGTATGACGTTGAAAATATTAGGAATCAGCGGCTAGACCTAGTCGGTCATGGATTTGATGAAAATCAGTATTGGTTGGACGCGGATGCGACTATTAAAACTCCATTAGTGGACGTATTAAGTCACAGAAAAGCAGCAGACAACAACTTCCAGTTTAGAATTAATGACATTAATGCAACTTTACCGGAAGCAATTGCTGGTCAATCACATGTTATTCCAAGCTCAACTAGCTATGCGTTCACACCAAGTAGTACACAAAACATTACAGCAACTATTACTAGAGTTAATAATACAACTCTAACAATTACTGGTGCTGGAGTAGACCTTTCGGCAGACTTTGCAGTTGGTAAATACTTGCTAACTACTACAGCTGGCACTTACGTTGCAATTAGCGCAAGATCATATACTCCAGAATCTGCCCCTGGCGCAGCTAATGATGTATTGACAGTTACTCACGAAGATGGTGTTATTGCAAACGTTGGTGCTTTAGTTGATGGTCCATTCAATGTATACACTAGAAATGAAGTATTAAACAATACTTATATTGCAGCGTACGAAGGCGGAGAGATCTGGAATGCATGGAAAAAAGGTTGTATTAAAACTGGCGACAAGAGTGGAGCTAATTACATCAAAATTGATGGATTAATTAAGAAATCAGAAGGAATCAATTATGTTGAAGTCCTAACTTTTTCTGATGCACCATTAACTAACCGTGTAAATATTTCGACAGTAGTCCTAGGCACTGCACCGAATACTCTGTATGTTGTAAATATCACAACTAGCGGAGACAAGTTTAAGAATACGTTTGATCTTACTAATACTGCATACTTTAGCGGATCACATCAATACTTTGCACCAAATAAGATTAGCTTTACGCTACACCCAAACCTATATGGTAACGTTGCAAAAGGAGAACCAGAGAACGGTAACTATGATTCAGCAAAGAGACTTGAAGTTGATGAATTCTTTAAGGTTGGACAATACATTAAAGCTGCAGTTTCAGCAGGCCGCCCACGTCTTTTAAAGATTACATCAGTTGTTGCACAAAAAGTAACAGTGAATTCTTCAACTACTCTTAAGTACACCGTTACTACTGCTGCTCCAACTGCCGCAACTACTCTAGGTTTTGACTTAACTTCAAATTTAATTAGCGTGTATAAAGGAATTAAAAACTTCTCTAAGCACGCAGCTGGTATCAACATTGGCGGATTAAAGTGGGCAGAAGCAGATCTATTTCCTAATGGAACTGCTGCTAGACAGGATGCTATCTTAGACTTTATGTATGAATATAATATTGCATCAACCTTAGCTGATGGAGAGACTCTTGATTATCGTTATGTAATTGATTCATATGAAGGTCAAGTTTCATCAAGTGCAAAATCTGCGCTAGTTCAATTAGCAGCAGATCACGGAAAAGCTCTAGCAATCTTGAATAACCCTTCATTTGCTCAGCTTGAAAGATCAACTGATCCGAGCTTCATTAACCCAGTTACTAAATTGGTTTCAGCTGAATACATTGCAGCAGGTGGAGATTTAACTCAAAATCCTAGCTTCCAAGCTGGATTTGCAAGTGGTGAAAAGAATGGAATTCCATTTCAATCATACGCTGCATACTTTATGCCTAACTTGATCATTCAAGAAAATGGTAGAAATAAGTCAGTTCCGCCAGCCGCATACGTATCAAACGTATTTATGAAAAAGTATCGCAGCGGCAATACTTTCTCAATTGCAGCTGGTAAGCGCGGAGTTATTACTGACCCAGAAGTTGTAGGTATTGAATATGATTTAACTAATGAGGATAGGGACTTCTTAGAGCCAGCAGGTCACAATTTGATCGTGCGGCGTAGAGGTTTCGGAATCATGGTATTCTCAAACAATACTGCATATCAGCGAGTTAGATCAGCTCTAAATAACATTCACGTTAGAGAAGCATTAGTAACTATTGAAAAAGATGTTGAACGAATCTTAATTAACTTCCTATTTGACTTTAATGACGAGATTACAAGACTACGAGTTAAGACTCTAGTTAAAAACTACTTGGAAGCAGTTAAAGATGCTAGAGGAATCGCAAGTTACGATATCGTCTTTGATGAAAGTAATAATGGACCTGAAGTTCTTGAAAATAATACAGGAATTATCGATATTATTATCGATTTCCCAAGAGGAATTCACAAATTCATTAACCGCATTACAATCACAAGAGTTGGTGGACAACTATCTTCTCAATCGAGCGGATTTACTCCTTCTTTCTAATAAGAAAATTCACTTAAATCAAAAAAGGGCCTCAATGAGGTCCTTTTTTGGCATAACCGGTTTAGGTCTGAGAACCGTCTCGAAGTCTTTCTAGAATTTCTTCAAGAACTTTAATAGTATCAGTAGCATCGTTATGCAAAATTCCAGTACCGCCAGCTTCTGTCCATTTATCAATTTTTGATTGAGTATCATCAATTAGAATATCATTTGCTGATTTTACAAAGAGATGCTTTTGCTGCATTAAGATAAGTCGGTTTGAACCGGTGTAATCCTCCAACTTAGTGATAGGCTCTTCGTTTATTCGGAGATTCAATTTAACCCACTTTACCTTACCTCTAATTGAAGCTAGATTTCGACTTGGCGAGCTTATTATTGATGGCTTATACTCTTCTAAATAATCCCAAAGTTCGCGGCCGTCTCCTTTCCAATACAATTCTGACCAATATTCATCTCCATGCTTGTCAATTAGCGGCCAAATAGAATTTTTGCCGTTCTTTTCTTCATATTCTCCTGGAGAAAGATTGTCACTATTTTCAGGTAGCTCTATAAAGCCCCTATCAAAATCGACAAGGACTCCATCTAAATCGCAAAATATTCGAACTAACTCTATTGATTCTAAAAATAGGTTAAACGATAATGGTCTTTTCATATAGTTATTTAACTCGGCTGAGCAACTCGTAGACCATCGGCTGCCTCAGGAGAAGTGAATTTACCTAATAACTCATTTGCAATTACCATATGGTACAGTGTACCGTTATGCGTAACGTCTAGACCAGAATATCGTTGATATAATACGTGATCACCGATTTTAATTGGGCACTTTGATTCAACTAGGTGACCGATTGAAATAACTATTCCAGTATTAGGTCTTTTTCTAGCTTCAACTGGTAAAACAATACCGGTTTCGGTTACTTCTTCGACCTTATCTGGTAAAATCATTATTCTTTCAAATAGTGGTTCTAGCGCTAACTGCGTCATATTAATGCTTGTAATTTTTCTTAAATTTTAGATAATCAAATCTTCTGCGCTTATCAAATTTAACTTGAGACACAATTTCAGATTTGATTTTTTCAGGAATAACACTAGTGTGTAAACGAATTATTGTCCTATTTCGATTTAAGTTATTCTGTATTGTAAGGCGTTCGTCTGACTCACTTATTTTTAGGGAATCACATATACTATTGACTAATAATAAGATGAACTCTTGGTCATTTGAATCAATTGCAGATTTAATGCTTTGCCAATCAAAATTCTCCTTAATTAAGTCTATTGTTTTTGTGATTTTAGATGCAGTCATTTTTGGATGAATCCTTGGAATATTGTCGGAACCGTCGCCGCCTAGAAATTTGGTTAAAATCTCTAGCGTTGGATCCACCATAAAGTGCATAAAATCCTTTTTCGTTAGATCATGCAAGACATTAACTAATGAAGAGTTGTCAATATCCGACATCTCTAAATTAAATAGATCAATTGGTTTTGTTTCGAGTTTATCAAAATCCTCAGTCGTATAGATTTTTTTAAACTTAGTCATCATCTTTGGAGTAATTAAGATAATATTGCGCCGGCCGCTTTCTAATAGTTGGATTAGGTCTTTATCTACTGACCAAATACAAATATCTTCTTGTATATTTTCGCAAATGTATGCGATTAGATCATCGCCTTCAGCACCAAGGACCCGATTTGAAATGATTCCATATTCTTGAGATAGTGTTTGCAAAATATCTTGCTGAAAGAAGTCAAAAAACAAATAGATTTTTTCATCATATTTTCGGTTTCCTTTATATGCAAAATCTCCTTCTCCATGACTTTCAACGTGTTGCTTAATAAACCGGCGACGCCAGCTTTTAGAATCAAAAACAAAAAAGACTGAACTAATATTGTCTTTAAACGGCGCAAGGATGCTTCCAAAATAATTTAAAGAAAAATTTTGAAAGACATCCTTGCTGGCCTGTTTAAGAGTGAACTTGTCATCTTCGGTTAAATCATTTACATAATATCTTTCCCCAACGCGTTTGTCGTTGAGTAGGATATTTTTAACGATACTGGTTGCAACGTTAAGAAAAGCATTTCCATCAATGACTAAGTTCATACTTATTTTTTACGTGAACGCGTTGCTTTTTTGGCAGAGCCCGCGTCAACTGAATCAGCGTTAACAACCGGTTCAGTTGTTTTGTTTTCAGTAGATGTTTCAGCTGGATTAACTGTTAATTTTCTAATTGCCTTTGCAATCAATTCAGCTTCGTCTAAATTATAGGCGCCTCGGCCTTGTGCGTGGTTAGCTGCTGCAATTAGAGTAACTACTGCATGCTCGCCAGTCAGTGTCTTCAGAAAGATCTCATAGTCTTCTCTATTTTGATAACTGATTGCTGACAGAAGAGTAACTTTTGGCAACTCTTGAGTTGGCTGTTTCTCAGATTGTGCCGGTGCTTGGTTTTCCATTTATATCGATGGTTTTTTTAATTATTAAAGATCGCTAAAGAGCTCATCATCTAAATCGAGAGAAGACGCTTTTGTCGATGGAGTTGGTGTTGGAGAACTTGGTTGGCTCAGCCCAAAATCATCATCTAAGCTGATAGATTGGGACTTTGCTGGAGCTGGTGTAAACTCTAAATCTTCTCCAAATGGAGCTTGTGTCATCTTTGATTTAACTGGAGCACTATTTGTAAAAAAAGCTTTCATTTTTTCGTCCCTTAACCCACCAACTAAATTGTCAATAATCTGTTTGTACGGAACGATTGCTTTGATAAACTCTGCAGTTTTTTCATAGTCTGCATCATTCCACTCTTTATAATGATATTGCTCAATATTTGGAGAGTTTTGCTTTAGATACTCAGAAATAAATTGACGAACTTTTGGGTCATCTGTCACGCTAATCTCTTTACCATTAGGAGATTTTACGATTAACGGGCTAACTTCATTCATAAACTTAGATGAACTAAAGTCTCTCCATGCTTTGGTTTTTCTCTTAACGACTAGGACAAAGTCTTTGCCACCAGTTAATGAGAATGGATTAACTTTGCTTACAATTCCCAATTCTGCTTCAGGGTTAATTTCCTGTTGAATTAGGTTATCAATGGTGTAGCCATATGAATATACTTTGATTGAACCTTCTAGGGACGGAGCTTGAGGATCGCGCTTAATGTAAACGAGAGAATAGTAATTATAGTATCGGTTAAAATACTTTTGGATTTCTTTTACTACTTCAGGTTCTTCGTTTGCTAATTTGCGAAGTTCAAGATCAAGAGACCATAGAATTGATGATTTTCCAATTGTGGATGGACAATCAACAATAAGTCTTTCATTGGTTAATGGATTTACCAACTTCGCTGCGTACTTTTTGTACTTACTCTTTGTTGGATCTCCAACCCAAGGCACAAATCGAATTACTGATTTGTAAACCCCGTTTTGGCCCTGATCTGGGCCTGGATTGTAAACGTTTTCGTCAATTTTTCTAGCTTGACTTGCTGCTTTGCCGGAGAAATCGTCCGGGTTAAGATTAAATAGGTCTTCCATTGTTCTTAAAGATTTAATTTATAGAATTGTACTACTTATATGCTAAATGGTTTTAAACAAAAAGAGGCGAGTTAATTAAAACTCACCCCTATGTTAACTTTATGAAAGAGTTTATTTTGTCGCGGTTGCTCTAGCTTCTTGAATATGCTTGCGACCCTCTTGGCTAAGAGTTTTAATATCTTGTAGCACCTTTCTAGCTCTAGTTCCAGCTGACTTATTTCCTTTTTCGTAAAATTTAACAGTTTCTTCTTCTAGAGAAGCAACTGCCGCTTTCAAGCTTGATAACCATTCAGGAGTCATACTTTATAGATTTTTTAAATATTATACCAAAGGTCTAAATAAAGTTTTACCTGGTGTGCTAGAATTGCACTTAGTCACGGCTTTTCTTTATGCTAGTCGCAAGTTCAATAAGTCTAGTCATTGCACGTGACTGCTGAGACTTAACCCAGTGTGCAACTTTCTTAGTTATGCACCATTTAATTACGCTATTTACCGTATTGCCAGGCGAGTCCATTGAAGTTAGGTCTTCTTGGTCAAAATACCACCGCTTACTTTCTTTATAATCAAAGCCAAAAATTGAGTTGTTTTTCCCTGAGTACTCAACAAAGATGTTAATTTCATAGTCGTCAGGGACCTCCTGTAGACCCAGTGTGATTAGCCTTTCAGTATCTTCTGGAATTCCATGAAATACTATGTCAATATACACCTCAGTGTCTAGTGTGTGGTCGACTCCAAGATCATCAAGTTCTTCAGAGTATTCAGAATCTGTGTACTCTAATTCAATTCCATCCAGATATGGATTAATTGTGTTAAGCGTGCCTAATTTAAAAAAGTCAGAATGCCATTTAACAATATCATCGCTCAACTTTTTTAACCAATCTGGTGAAACTGCTTCCATAATTGGCTGGTACGTATGGCCAATATATTTGACAACATCGCGCCCTATGCTTTCACAAGCAGCTGACCTTGACGTATATGTATTTAATATAATTTGCTCACCAGTTTGATAAAATAACCCAGTCCGCCAGCCGCCACGACTCTCTTCGATAAACGAAATTTTTCCAAGAACATATAATTGAGATAGTTTGGGTTGATTATTGTATTGGTATTCAGAATATCGATTAATTGTTATCATCCTTTAACTCGTCAGATTTTGGCTTTAAAAATGTGACGTTGAGGTCTGATGTATATGGCGTGCCTGCCTCGTCGTATTCGACCTCAACTTCGGCAAGTTCTTTGTAATTTAGAGTCTTATCTCGAAGACCTTGCTTTAATTTGAAAAAGTCTTCCTTGGACAATTCTTCTTTGCCTGAGAGACCATCTTTAAATGAATTAGCTTTATCAACTAAACTAAGATCAGTTAGCCATTTGTCTAGGTCGGCTGGTTTTATCTCATAATGCTTATACTTCTTTACTCCACCGCCGGTTGGATATTCAGCTGACCAATCTTTATCTGCTGTGATAAAAAGTATTTTATACGACTGACTAGCATCTGCTGGTTGAGCGGTCGGCTCAGCACCTGTGGCCATTGTAACATCTGGAAGTGGCAATTCTTCTTCAAAAACTGCCGAAAATTGTTTAAATTTTAAGATTTTCATCCTATAGTGCTTTTTCTAGGATTATTTATTTAGTCGAATTGGTAGCAGTTTTGGCGCAACATAGGTTGCATCTTGTGCCACTCTACTAAAATTATTGAGATTATTGATTGAGTCCTGGCTATTGGGTTTAAAGGTTGCTGCCATCTTTTTGTTAATAGCCATCGTCTTATATTTTATCATATAAAAAACCTCATCTTTATTTAGTGAGGTTTTTAGATTATTGTTCTACTTTAATAATTTCAAAGTATTCACGGTGATCTTTCATGCCTACTTCAAATCCATTTTCAAATTTACAATAATAACCGCCTATCCAGATTAAGCCTTCTTTTCGATAATCCTCACTTGCTGCAAATCTTCTATCGGTACTTAATAACTCTTTATCTCTTTGAGTAAGATCTCTAAGAACATCAGGTGTTCCAAATACTCTTGAAGTTTGAACATAAATTTCTTTATTTTCAGGATTATAAGATAACCAATGGTCATCTTGTTTACTTAAGTCAAATGGTGTTGTAGCAACTTTAACAAGATTAAATCTATCCCCATTGCGTGTTAAGGTAAATTCACTACCAGTTAAGAAAGCTGGCTTTCCGTCTGAGTTTTTAATTTCTTTGAGACAGCCTTCAAACTTATCTGTTGGTTTTACCGTTATAGAAAACGGAGCGACTGGCTCATTTTCATTAGTAAAGGCTTCAAATGATTCAATTACGTATTTCATATAGAGTATTTATCTAAGTACTTGTGCTGCATAAAAAAAGGGACCAAATAGTCCCTTCATTTATCTAAATAGTATTGATCTTATGATCCACATGCAATACAATCTTTTGGATTGTCAAGCGAACATGTGATATTTTCAGGAGGTTCATCGCTTTGTATTAATTGAACTGACTCTGATGCTTTAAGTTTTGAAATATCTACTCCTAGTGATTGAATTGCATCATTAGCTGATTCAGTTCGTAAGTAATACATACCAGTTTTTAAACCTGCTCGCCAAGAGTAAAAGTGTGCAGATGTTAATTTTGCAGTATTGACGTCTCTAATGAATAAATTTAATGACTGGGATTGACAGATAAATTTACCACGAGCAGCTGACATGTCAATGATATCCTTTTGCTTAACTTCCCAAACTGTTTTATAGACTTCTCTAAGTTCCTGTGGAATTTCAGCTATATTTTGAATAGATCCATTTCCTTTAATGATTTGCATTCTCATTTGATCTGACCATAAGTCTAGCAAGATAAGATCGTTGATTAAGTGCTTATTTACTAGAATAAATTCTCCAGATAGAGTTCTACGCGTATAGATGTTTGAAGTAAATGGTTCAAATGCCTCAGTATTACCCATAATTTGAGCAGTAGACGCGGTCGGCATTGGCGCAAGTAATAAAGAATTTCTAGCACCATGCTTTATTACTGTTTTTCTTAATTTGGCCCAATCCCAACGACCCGATAACTGATTGTCTGCAAAGCCCCATAAGTTAAATTGAAATTCTCCTGCACTCAATGGAGAGCCGCTAAACGAAGAATATGCGCCTTCTTTCTTAGCTAGGTCTACTGAAGCCGTCATTGCTGCAAAATAGATTGTTTCAAAAACATCAGCATTTAGCTGTTGAGCCTCTTGGCTAGTAAACGGCAATCCCATTATTGCAAATAGATCAGCTAATCCTTGAATACCAATGCCTATCGGTCGATGTTTCATGTTTGATGCTCGAGTCTCTTCAGTAGGATAGAAGTTGACATCGATCACCTGATTAAGATTTAGTGTTGTTTGATATGCAACATCATATAGTGATTGGAAATCATATTCGGCTGTCTGTTTTTTTAATTTACCGATTTTCTTACCTAGAGTAACAAATTGATTTACTGGAATTGAAGCAAGATTACATACAGCTTGTTCATCTTTAGACGTGTATTCTAAAATTTCTGTGCACAGGTTTGAAGACTTAATTGTGCCTATATTTTTTTGATTTGATTTCTTATTTGCTGCATCCTTATATAGAATATATGGCGTACCGGTTTCTATTTGAGATTCCAATACTTTTTGCCAAATTTGACGAGCCTTAAGCGTTTGCCGACCATTTCCTTCTGCCTCAAGTCTCGTGTAATTTTTTTCAAATTCTTCGCCATACATTTCCCATAGCGGAACATCTATCTCGGATGGACAGAACAGCGTCCAATTTCCATCTTCCTCTACTCTTTGCATGAATAGATCTGGTGTCCATAGTGCCAAAAATAAGTCTCGCGTTCTGCGCTCTTCTTTACCGTGGTTTTTGCGAAGATCTAACCAATCTTCAATGTCTGCGTGCCATGGCTCAAGGTATATTGCAAACGAGCCCTTTCTTTTTCCGCCGCCTTGATCGACATAACGCGCAGTCTCATTAAATACTCTTAGCATTGGTACAATTCCATTCGACGTTCCGTTTGTGCCTCTAATATATGAACCGGTTGCGCGAACATTATGAATGGCTAAGCCTACGCCGCCTGCATTCTGAGAAATTGCAGCAACATCACTTAATGTTTTATAGATGCCCTTAATTGAATCGTCATCCATCGTTAATAAGAAACAGCTTGACAGTTGAGGGCGTTTGGTGCCTGCATTAAATAAGGTCGGCGTAGCATGCGTCATCTTATGAGTCGAAAGAAGCTCATACGTCTTTAATACATTTTGAATATTGCTTCCCCAGATGCCGACCGCTACTCTCATATAAAGATGCTGTGGAGTTTCTGCTACTTGCCCGTATGTCTTTAATAAGTAACTTCTCTCTAGTGTTTTAAATCCAAAATAGTCAAAATTTAGGTCACGATCATGAATGATGGCCTCATTTAGAGTATTTTTGTTCTTCATTACGACTCCATATGTCTCGTCCGAAATTAATCCGGCTGGCTTTTTCGTTTTAGGATCAATATACGTATATAGATGCTCAACCGTATCACTGAATGATTTCTGGGTAATCTTATGCAGTCTAGTGATAGCTATTCTTGCCCCCAAAATTGAATAATCTGGGTGAACGTATGTTAATGCTGCAGCCGTTTCAGCAGCAAGCGTATCTAATTCATTTGAACTAATCCCATCATAGATTCCTGCAACGACTTTTGTTGCAACTTCCATCGAATCAACAAAATCCGTATCCAAACTGTATGTTTGTTTTTTGATTCGGTTTGTGATCTTATCTAATCGTAACGTTTCTAAGCGGCCGTCTCTCTTTAATACTTTCATTTTTTTTCTCTACTAGTTTTTAGGTTAAAAATCCGCATCAGTTGAAAATACTGAGTCATTACCAGTTTTGACACCGGCTTTTTGATATTCACCAACTCTTTTTTCAAAGAAATTCGTTTTGCCTTTAAGTGCAATATTAACCATAAAATCAAATGGATTTGCTGAGTTAAAGACTTTTTGGCAACCTAGGTCAACTAATAGTCGATCCGCAACGAATTCTAAATATTGTTTCATTAACTCTGCGTTCATACCAATCAATCTAACTGGTAGTGATTCAGTAATAAATTCCTTTTCGATTTCAAGAGCAGATAAGATAATCTCTTTAATTCTATCTTTTGGAACTGGATTAATTAAGTGGTTATTATGAAGGTGTACTGCAAAATCACAGTGGGAACCTTCATCTCTAGAAATAAGTTCATTTGAAAAACTTAAACCTGGCATTAGCCCTCGCTTTTTAAGCCAAAAAATAGAACAAAATGAACCGGAAAAAAAGATTCCCTCAACCGCAGCAAAAGCAATCAATCTTTCTTGAAATGGCGATTGCTTGATCCATCGCAGCGCCCAATCGGCTTTCTTTTTAACTGCGTCAATTGTGTCGATTGCATTGAATAGTGTTGCTTTTTCTTCTGGATCAGCAATATATGTGTCTATAAGTAGAGAATATGTTTCTGAGTGAATGTTTTCCATCATGATTTGGAAACCGTAATAGAATTTAGCTTCTGGGTATTGAACTTCTCTAACAAAATTTTCTGCCAGGTTTTCATTAACAATACCATCAGACGCGGCAAAGAACGCTAGTATGTTTTTAATAAAGAACCGCTCGTCGTCTGTTAATTTTGTGCGCCAATCTACCAAATCGGCAGATAGATCAATTTCTTCAGCTGTCCAAAAGGAAGCTTCTGCTTTTTTATAAAAATCCCACAAGTCGTGGTGCTGGATCGGAAAGATGACGAATCTGTTTGGATTCTCTACTAAAATAGGCTCCATTATAATAATTTTTTTTTTTAATAAGTCGATTTGTCGTGAGATGATACGGCTAGAGATTGACCAGGTCGAAGACTACTTTTGGGTATGGGGTTCAATAATTGAATAGCTGAACCGGCCTTGGGTTGATTGCTAGATTGAATATAATTACTCTGCCATCGCATCTAAATTATTTATCTAAGTACCACAATTGGTGTGTCTAGTCTTGTAAAAAATCAAACTTAATATTGTTACGGATTGCGTCTACCTTATTGATTCTCAACAATCCAGAGTTTGGAATTTTTGTGCGACCCTTTAGATGAAGTACATCTATCTTAAAGGTATCATCCACGTTTGAAATAAAGACTGTTATTGAAAACTCGTTCTTATTAAATTTAAATTTGTGCTCCTTTCCTTCAGCTTGTAATTTTAGAGATTGCCACGTCACTTTTTCTGGATTAATTAAATCTGGAGAAGTAGTTAAGATTATTCGAGGCTCTCCCTTCTTCATAATAATGTCTTTAATGTAGAACTCGATTTGCATACCTGACTTATAATCAGCACAAGCCTTTTGATAGTTTGCAAATTCAGTCTTATGTAAAAGACCTGTGAAATAATTTTGGAATTCGATAAACATTCCAAATTCATATGGATTATTAGTTAATTCGCCGATATATTTTTCGCCAAATGAAAGTTCGTGAATTCTTTCAGGTAAAGTATGTTTAATGTACTTTTTATAAGACACAATAAATAGATCATTTGTTACATCGTAATTTTCAATCATTACTGGAATATCTTTATTCAAATAATCATTGAAATCTCTAATTACGTTAGCTGCCGCATGCGAACCTGGTAAGAAACATTTTACGCCGCTTTTGTAAGTACATAGATACCCGCCTTTCACTAGGGAATTGACTTTAATATAGAACCATTGATCTGTTTTTTGGAATTCTTCTAGCTCCTCTCTGTGTGAGATGGCCGCACAACGACGCTCAGATGCTAGGAACTCGCCATTCTCGTTTTTATAAACAACTACTTTAAATTCGCAATCAGCTTCACCGTGAATTAAAAAAGCTGGCTCTTGAGAAAATTCTCTAAATGGTATGTATAGACTCGTTAGCGTGATCTCGTCTTGTGCAATAATCTGTTTTGCTTCAAAGTCGACTTGTCTAGCAACAACTTTACAGATCTGGCCGATAGTTAGGTCTTTTGATGAAACTGGCAAATTTCTATCTGAATAATTTGCGTAAATATTGTATAGCTCCTGAGCGTACGGTTCTTTGCACAAGATCTTAACGCCTGCTAGTTTATCAGCGGCTGTCATTACAACTGATGTATTATACTTAGTTAGTGGAGTATTTAGTAGAATCTCCGCGGCCTGATCGGCATCTAATGCGAATCTAATTGAGTTGCTCATATGTTTCTAGATATAATAGAATTATATCAAAAACTCTTCTAAGGTTTCATTAAATTCTTGGTGGAGGAACAAATAAACTAGGTAAACTGCTAACTCCATACATACCTGGCAATTTAGTATAAAAAATCAATGTGCCTAATGACATGATTGTTGATTTATGTAAAATTTCATCCAAGAAAATTGCAAATAGTGGATTCTTTCTAGTAAGTCTTTCCCAAGGCGGCAGATCATCTTGATTAAAAATAGGATGAGCTAATCTTGCTAATTGAACGCCTGGCGCGCCAGTTGCGCAAAGGACAGCTGTTCCTAAATATGCAATCTCTTTTAAATATTTTTCCAAATTTTCAAGAATTGGTAGAGCAACTGCTAAAATGACTGGGTAAACGTCTAAATTAATCAGATTGACCTTTAGGCCTTTGCCTAAGGCATCCTTTATTTTTATCTTGATTAGCTTGATTATTGCAGTTAGCGGGTTAGAAACGTCTAAAATACTTAGCGATTCCCAAGAACCACTAGGCATTAGACTTAGAATTGGCCTAACGATTGCCTCGATCGGTCCAAGAATTGAGTCTAGAGCAGATAGGATTAATTTCTTTAAGAAAGATATTATGTCAGGTGAAGAAAGTAGAGCAAAGTATTTTAAAATATCTAATGGCAGATCTGGAAAAACTGGCAGCTTTATCTTTTTACCATTTGGCAAGGTTATCTCAACCTGATTAGATTTAATTTTTTTAAGTTTAACGATGCCAAACTCTCCACAGTCAATTTGATTAATTACATCGTCTGCTGATAATTCAGAATTTATACCTGACCCGTTCTTTTTATTGAATAGATCTGCTAGCATTTTAAAGATTGCAGTAATTAGTGCAGCTAGTGCAAGCTTTAGCAATGGCTTAATTATTGCATCTATTGGGATCTTAATTTGAATAGGTAAAATTGGTCTAGCTGGGTTGGGCGCCTCCGGTAAAGAAATTGCGGATAGAATCGGTACTATTAATGAAGAGACTAACGCGATCGGATTGACTAATTCTGGGATATTAATATCTGGAATCATTGAAATAATTGAATCAAATCCGCTTTTAATAACATCAGCGCTAACCTGTTTAACTCCACCAAATAGACTAGCCAAATCGTCTTTTGATAAGCCTTCGATTAAGGCAGCAGATAGACTCGTAAAAACTGACAATATTGCGAGTACCTCTGGTGGAACTCCCTTAAATAGAGATTCCGCTGGTATTTCACAGCACGGTTTAGTTGGATCAAAAACTGAAATCTTTGGCGGAGAGGCTAGTGCAATTGAAGTAAACGATAGGCTCTTTACAATTAACTCTTGAAATCTATCATCGCCCTTTGACATTTCTTCTGCTTGGGCTTTTGATTTTGCTTCACTGGTGTCTATGCTCTGTTTTTTACCTTTTATATAATCGACACACGATGCAGACATTTCCGTTAATGCTTTCTTTAATTTTGAAACGTCTTCATCTTTTTCTAGATCATAACTTGCTTGATCGGTGAACTTTTTTGGATCAAGTTTTTTTGCAATTCGTTTAATCTTCTTAACTAGATTAGTATCGCTTTGATTTGAAAATTTACCTTTGCTAGCAAGTTCAAGCAGATCAATGATACTTGTAATTGCCGCTGGTAATTTAGGATTTAGTTTAGAAGGATCATCTGGATATGTGATTGTGCCTAGGTTAATTGAATCGATTATTGAATTAACTTCAGCAATCATCGTATCAATTTTTTCTTGCAAAAAGGCTGGATCGATTGCCCTAGACGCAGTTTTTAATTTTCTTCGGCGCTCAGAATTTGGTTCGAGCTTGGCTTTAGCTAAAGCAGAATCGCGAGACTCTTTTGTTTTATCTTTAACTTTTTGTAAATTCTCAGTTGCAATATCGCCAAGCGAGTCTAACTGCTTTGTTATGCCTGTTCGAATTTTAAAAACAAGCCGGTCAAAATCCTGAAGCGGCGTAGTCTCAGCTGTCTCTAGCGCAAATTCATTTTCGCTTTTTAGATCATTAATTAAATTAGCAATGGTCAATTCGCCTACATCACCAGGTGCAGGCATCCCATTGGGTAATTTTACTTCAATAGGTTTGCCCTGTGCAATATCAATTGCTATTTTTGCAAGGCGTACACCCTTTGACGCACTTGCTGAAAGTTTTAGAGGTATGCTAAATGCTCCTTTGATTGGTAAGCCAGAATACGGACCAGAAAGACCGAGTGGATTTTGCGAAGTTGGGCTTGAATCAAACTCGAAGCCAATATTAATTTGATTTAGCAGAATTAAAAAGGGTAGATTCGGGGCCAGGATCATGTACTTATTCCCATCCGGAGCAATATAAAAGATGTAAATTGATGGGATTGGAATTGGAATTGGTGATGGAAAAGTTATTGGTACGCTAATCATAGGTACAATGATTCCAAGAGGTGATGAAATAACAGATAGCACCTTCCATCTTTGTGGCAGGGTTAAGATTATTGGTCCTGGAAAAGCTGGAATAACACCGTTCACTGGATAATATCTAAATAATGGAGATTTGATATCTGGAATTGGTAAGATCCCAAATTTAGTCATTTCTTCAGCAAAATACTTCCAATAACAAAAGGTGGTTGGATCAGGCAAGCTCGCATTAGTCCCGTTCAGTGTTTTTATGCCAAACGGATCAGTTCCTTTTTTCTTTAAGGCTTCAGCTTCACAATTATTTTTAACTTGAGCGGTCTTAAAGCATGGGATTGCTGCAATTTTGGCAGCAATTTTATCTGGATCAACAGAATACTCCTTTATTAATTGGTCAAGGCTTCCAATTTCTGATTGTAATTCAACCTTTTTTTGTTTAACTTTTTCAGCAGAATTCTTAAACACTAGCAAAGCATTCGAGAGAGCTGAATTAGTTGGTTGATATGTAATATTATTATAGGTAGTTTGCTGACTAATGCTTTCGTCTAACCGATTTAGCCGAATAACGGTAGAGGCTTCTCTTCGAGCAAGCTCCTTTATTTTAACAATTTGTGCAGCAATTGTGGCTGGATAATTTACGGTTTTTTCAGCTTCAATTCGCTCAGGTAATTCAGTTTTTATGTTATCATAAAATGCTTCATACTTTGCAAGATCTTTAATAAAAAAGGTGAGATTGTCTTCTTTAATTGTTTTTGGCGCATCTGGATTCTTTTTTAAAGTATCATCAACTTGATCTGGGCTGGTAGTGAGGCCTCTTTCGTCTAGTGTAAATAGGCTTTGAATTGGGGTTCTAAGTATCCGATATAGTCCACGGTATGAATCTGCGCCCTCGTATAGAAAACAGTCGGCTTCATTACTCTTATTCTGATCCTTTTCGGTTTTTATTTCGCCGGTCTGCACATTGATCAGTGATGTAATATTAGTAAGTTTGACAAAGGAGCCGACATCATCGAGAACATTTACGTTTTTAAAGTATTGACTTTTTCGAATTGGAATATTATAAACTGTTTGTTCGTAGTGTATTTCGCCAAGAGCCAGTTCAAAAAACTTGAGTTCAAATGCATAGGTTTTATCTATGTAAACTGGATATATTTTACCGCTTATTTTTTGAAAAACTCCTCTTAATAATGGAATAAACAGATCATTTTTATTACCGCTGCCTGAGATTGGTTCGATATTTTTTAATTTTTGAGAAACTTGAGTCGCTGCTTCCTTTTCAAGCTCTTTCTTTTTGGCAGTTAACGCAGAAATTGTGGCAAGAGTAGGTCTAGTCTTTTTACGTTCTTCATCCAATTTAGAAATAACTGACATTTTTTCAGCATTAATTGGATTGGTCGCTTGCGAAACTTGTAGAAAGAAGTTAAGTCGCTCATCAAAATAGGTCTCAACAAGGCTTAAGTTATCTAAATATTCAATTAGTCTAGCTCTAACTTTAGAAACTTCACTTACTTTTTTAACATTTGTTTGTTCAGATTCTACTATTTTTTGAGCTTCTTTAAGAGCGGCTGGTAAACAACTCTCTTTAAAAGTGGGTTCAGCTGGCGGCGGCGTAGATTTTGGCTTTATTGCTGGCGGTAGGCAAGCGCGAACTTTTGCTAAATCCTCATCTGAAAACGTAGCTGGCGAAATTTCGCCACATTTAATCTTTAAAATTAAGTCTCTAAAATCTTGAGCCACGAAATCTGATCTTTATTTTATCTATCAGCCCGCTAAAAATGAAGACCGCCCAGATTTTAACCTGAGCGGTCGCCAACACGATTGCCTATGATTAACCTTGATTTTGGTCAGCAGGCGGCTGCACCATTAGACAATCTGTTGTGATCAACAAGGAGGCAATAGATACGGCATTCTCTAATGCGCATCTAGTAACTTTGACAGGGTCAATAATTCCTGCCTCAATCATGTTGACGTATTCTTCAGTTTTTGCGTTAAACCCTATTCCGCTAGCATCCGCTATCTCAATATTATTCCAAATAACTTCAGAATTTAGGCCAGCATTCTGAATAATTATTGAAAACGGCTGCTTACACGCAGAAACTAGAACATCTTTACCTAATTGTTGGTCCTTGTTTTCAAGAGTTAAGGTTGCATCAACTTGTCGAGAAGCTTCATAAAGTGCAAGACCTCCGCCTGGGATAATTCCCTCTAAAACTGCCGCTCTAGTTGCGCCAAGGGCATCATCGATTCGATCAGCTTTTTCTTTTGCTTCGATTTCACTAACTGCTCCAATCTTGATAATTGCAACGCCGCCTTGTAGCTTTGATAATCTCTCTTTTAGCATGATTTTAGCAGACTCGTTTGTTGATGATTCAATTTGACCCTTAATTTCAGCAATTAACTCTTCGATTTTAGAAGAATCGCCAGCTCCGCCAACAATAGTTGTAGAGTCAGCACTAACCGTCACGCGGTCACAGCTACCTAATACTTGCGTGGCAATGGTTTCTTTTAGGATCATGCCCTCTTTTTCTGATACGGTTTTTGCGCCGGTAACTGTTGCTATATCATCTAGTCTAAGCTTGCGCTGGTCTCCAAAACCTGGAGCCTTTACTGCAGCGGCTTTGATTGTTCCACGCAAACGGTTAACAATTAAAGTATTTAGTGCTTCGCCATCAACTCCATCGCTAATAATAAGCAAAGGCCGATTTGATTTATTTGAAAATTCTAGGTACTGTATAATATCGGTCATTGATGAAATCTTACCATCATAGAGCAAGATTAGTGGCATTTCAAACTCAACTAAATTCTTTTCATTATTATTGACTAAGTATGGGGAAAGGTATCCGTTATTAAATTGCATACCTTCAACAATTTCAACAAAGGTTTCAGCTGTGCGGCTTTCAGCAACAGTAATAATTCCGTCAAGCCCAACTGCTTCCATCGCGTCTGTAATGATTTGCCCAATTTCCTCGTCGTTATTTGCGGAAATTGTTGCGACCTGTTTTACTTTTTCTAGGCTTTCGATTTTTTGGCTCTTGGCAATAATCGATTCAATGACTGCCTTTGCTGCTTTTTCAATACCTTTCTTAAGTTCCATTGGATGAGCTCCTTGCGAAACCATGCGATTTCCCTCTGTAAAAATTGCCTGTGAGAGAACCGTTGCGGTTGTAGTACCGTCACCAGCTTCGATTGAAACCTTTTGTGCAACCTGCTTAATTAGTTGAGCTCCAACGTTTTCAAGATAATCAGCTAAATCTACTTCACGAGCAACAGTTACCCCGTCTTTGGTGATTGCCACTCCATTATCTCTAGCGATGATTACATTTCTACCCCTTGGGCCTAGCGTTATCTTAACTGCTTCTGCTAATTTGTTAATTCCTTCTGCAAGCTTTTGTCTAGCATTAGCTCTAAAATGCATATCTTTCAAACGTATTTGATCTTTTTTACTTAACTATTATATTCGCTGGGTCAATTAAGTTTTGCCCGCTAAGTCTTAAAAGAATCTGCGCCAGTGCAGTTACGTCCTTTTGACAATATTCAGCGATTCTAGAGATTTCGCCATTCCAATATGTTTCATGCACTTTTTCTCCGCTAATATCATCCTTAGGCGAATCAATACCCAAAACCGCGGTTAATAGATCGAGCGAGGTGAAACCTTCTTGCCAAGCGCCAAAACTCCACAGTTCAGTCGTATCAACAAACGGTAGTTCCCAGGGTTTCTTATCCCAAACTTGAAGAGCTAGTGGCAAGTCAAGCGAATTTATCATTGCGCGTTTGCAAAGAAACGGAATATCAAATCTTTTAATGTTGTGGCCAGCCAGCTTGACTCCAGCCTTTGCCATTTTATCAATTAGAGTAAAGGCCTGCTTTAAAATTAGCAGTTCATCTTCGCCTGAATAGGTTACAATTTGAAAGACCGGTTGTTGGCCTTCATCAAATTTCATTTTGCCAAATGAGATGCAGACAACTCGACCAAACTCTGCTTGTAGAGCAGATTTTGCTGAAAAAAGGTCGGAATCACTTTTTTCTAAATTATCAGGATACCTTTCGCTCAAATGGTTTCTGAGGTACTCTGCTCTTTTTTGCCATTGTTCTGACAGCCTTTGTGGTAAATCAGTTAGTGACGCTTGCTGGCCAGCCGTCTCTATATCAAAAATGACTAATTTTTCTAATTGATTAGGCGTGAACATATTAGTATTGTTTTAAAATAGTTATTGAAAGAGTTAATTTGAATAATCTTATGCTTAGAGTTAAGGTTTCCCCCTTTCTACTTTCAGGCTTTCCACAAGTATCACACAAAAGATATTGTAATTACTTAATAGTTGGATTCTATCCATTCTTGTTAATTATACCAATTTTTGCTAGCGAAGTATACTTAAGTAGTCTAATTAAGAAGAGTCAGCATATTTCTTTATTAATAATATAAGGTCTTAAAGTAGACTTAAGTATCTCTTATCTACACCCACCCAACACCCTTATCTTACACACACCTTGGAAGAAGTTTTGAAACTTATTTACATTTTTTAATAAAATATTCTGAAAATGACGCCCATGATAGTTGTTAGTGATCGGTTTAGACTTCTCTGTTAATTATCCAGCCTTTTGTATCGCAAGTGACTGGCAAAGTTTTGAGTGGTTAGTTGCAATTAATACCAACATTCCTAAAACCTATCAAAAACAGCTCGAGGATCTGCAGAGTGAATTTTCATCAATTCAAATTATTCAGCTGGAGGCTAGGCCTAAAAAAACTGACAGGTATTCAACTAACGAAAGAAATAAGCTAATCAACTATTCTTTAATGATCGATGCTCTCATTCGTGCTCTTCAGCCAAAGGTGCTTGGAAAAAGTATTATCGTTTCAATAGAAGGTATAGCATATGGCGCACAAGGCAATGCTCTAGTTGATATTGCCCTCGCAACTGGCATGGTTAGAAAGGCAATCTTAGATAAATTGTTGAATGGCGAAGCAAATCGCCTCTACATTTTTTCCCCTAGCGAATTAAAAAATACAATTGGCGCAAAGGGCAATGCCAATAAATTTGAAATTTTTCAGCAGTTTAAAGCTAATCCAAAAATAGAAGCGGCTAAGCAAAGTGATCTTTATAAACTAATAAATAAGTATGAAGATTTTGTAACAAAAGGACAGGAAATCCGATCGCCCTTTTCAGACATGGTTGATTCTTATTTAGCTGCTTTAAAAATATACGAGATCCTAAAAGAACCTAATTAACTGTGTCCAAAGCAAAAACCAGCAAGTACTACATTAATAATAAAGAGTTCACAAATGAGATCGTTCGATGTAAACACGGTCTTATAAACGAAGAGACAGGATATCAGCACACAGCCGGCGAACTTTCGCCTAGAGCAATCGAATACTTTATTATTCTTGCAAATAGAGCAATCCTTAAACTCAAATTTTCAAACCCGTTAGACAAAGAGGACTGTATTCAGTCCGCCCTCTTAGACCTTTTACGATATTGGCGTAACTTTAACGAAGAAAAGTCAAATAACGCATTTGCCTACTTTACACAAATTGCAAAAAATGGATACGCTAAAGAATACAAAAAGATTTACAAGCACATCGGTAAGGGTGAAAAAATTGAATTTATATCGCTAAGTCAATCGCCTGACAGCGAGATCTATACAATTTGAGCCCAACTCATTGAGCTAATAAATAAACCCAAACCACTTGGCTCGTAAATGAACATTAATAACCTTAAATTTTTTGACAAAAATGGCGAAGCTTATAACTTGGAGTTAGTAACTTCGGGTTCTTCGAAATATTGGTACGGCTCGGACTATTTTTTACCGGTTTCAACTGCCCTATATGATGTATCAAACCTCTTTGTTTTGGAAGAAACAAACGGTTCATACCATTTTCCAAATCTAGGAACAAATGGCAAATTTATTGCTCGTTGGAAATTGCAAAAGGACTCGACAAACTTTTTTCTATTCTCAGTCACTGCCCCAACCTCAACTGATGATAAGTCATACTTAAATAAACTAACTGAACTTAAAATTAGCGAAAGCGATTTTGGTGCAGGCTACAATTTTACAACATTAAAGTATCCGCTACAGATAAATGTGGCATTTACTCCAGACATCGAGAGAGCATACAATCGCATCCTTGAATTATTATGGTATAATGGCTCAACTACAACAAAAGTTGCAGAAATTGGCTTTTATGGAGAGGGAGAAGACGAAGATGAAAGATTTCAAGTGTGGTTAAGCAACTTTGGTATCAAATTTAATAGAGAAGACGCTGAAATCTTAAAAAATTACGATTTGAAGGAAGATTTACCTAACTGGCAAGAAGTAAATCAGGCTAGAAAAGAAATCCTAGTCAGTCGTGATCAAATTTATCCATATGTCGGTACATATAAGGGATTAATTAACCTTGTTAATATTCTAGGCTACCGAGACGTGCTAAAAGTCAAAGAATATTGGCAAAACGTTGAAAAATCATCACCATATTATCAAAAATTCGCGCAAGTTGACATTACTGATATGCTGGATGATGGAATTATTCAAAATTTAGACTTGGTTAATCGAAATGCTCAAATAAAAAAGAGCGAGCGATTCGTTAAGACCGAATTCTTAGCGTTAGTTTACCAGTTTTCTCAACCGAGTGGTGAATATGACGACGACGGCCTACCAGAAGTTGAATTTACAACTGAATTTACAGTAAATGAGATATTCTATAAGCTGAATAAGATGTCTAAAAAGCTTAAGAATGAGATTTTACCAATAAACGTCGTAATCAAGGATATTATTGGTGAATTTATCTACTTTGAAAAATTTAATTTGAGATATTGGACTGATCGAACTGATATTATTGAGACCGAAGTTAACGAGAAGTTCATAGCTGAGATTTTACAGCCAAACACTAAGACACAAGAGCTTATTATTCGAGACATAAAGGCACTTTTTCCAAAAGAAAACCACATAGCCGCCTTTCCATTTGTAACTTTTAATATTTCACAAATCTACCCGTATCAGAATAATCAACATTATGATACAACACAAGCTCCAGTATTTGGGCAAGCAATCGAGAATTACTATATTAATGAAAAGACCTATGAATTTAAGTACCATGGTCAACCGAATCCCTTTAAGCAAGGAGATGATGCACACGGGCAGATCGGTTGCCCAATTGTACTTCATGCAAATATTCAAGAATTAACTCTATCTGAGTTAGACGGCTCAACGTTTGACGAATTTAGAATTTCAAAAGCATTTGTTAGAGTTGCAACAACAACGAATATCGTTTTAAGCGGGTTGCAGAAAATTGATGGAGTTCAGGTAAACCTTGGCGACCGAGTCCTAGTTAAGGAACAAACAAATCCTATCCAAAATGGCATTTGGCTTGCTAGCGATTCTGCTTGGCTAAGGACTACTGAGTTTATCACTTATGTAAACTCGCTAGGCGTAATTGCTTTTGTAGATGAAGGCGATACTCTAACTGGGACAAGGTGGTATGCCGTGGATAACTTACTAGAGCAGGCAAACGTTATCCCAATCTTATTTGGTCCATATACTGCAGAAACCGTAAAGTCAATGAAGTCTCACCATACGCTAGGTACTCTAAAATACCGAGACTCTTTTGAAACTGAGTGGATCATTGATGGTCCAAATAATTATCATTTTCAAGTTAGAGGTAAGACAACTGACTATGCAAAATGGCCGCATATTTTACCATATGTTGGCAACTATGTAGTTGAGCTTAGAATGTATGATCTTAGCGCTGGTGTGTCAGTCGACTATTTACGATTAAAAGTAGAAGCCGAAGAGCCAAATATTACAGTTTTCACCAGAATTGAAGATAAGTTCAATTACCAATTTAGAAACTTGGACAATGTCATGATTCAAGATTTTGGAGCAAGTTCAATTTATAATGCAGCGGTAAACGTGATTGACCCAGATCCAGGATCAATTTTGCTAGATGCCAATCACTTTAGCCTATTTACATATTTAAATAATTTCGGATTAGGTAGTAGCGTATCTAGAATTGAAATTTATAATGGCACCAATTATGAACCGTTAGAAACGTCTACGCTAAAACCAGCTAAACAGTGGGGGTTAGGTCTAAACAGCGGACGCTTAACATTAGGTGATTTATCAAATGTCAGGTTAGGTTCAATGTATCACACTAGGATTGGGCGCGCAGTCTACCCAACCGATTATCTAAATGGATTTTCAATCGAGCCAACAGGCTTAATTAGTATGAAGTATGGAAACTTTCCAGAAATAACAATTCCTCCGCCATATTCATCAAATATAACACAGTTTGTAAACTACATGAATCAAGTTCCATTTCCAGGCTGGTCAAATTATACATATAAGATACTAGATAATCAGGTTAAGGCTGATGCCAAGTTTATTGATAGAAAAAATCATGCAATACTAACCTTTACTTTTCCAAATTCACTAACGGTTAAAAAGTACACATTTAGCTTTCCAACTAAAGTATATTCAGATTCAGTTATTGACTGGCTAGAAACTCAGTTTCCACTCGCGGACCGAGATTTATTATTTTTAAATGTACCGTTCGATGATCTTATTAAAGGGCTTGGCGGTACCACACAATATTGGATTGACCAAGGATTTATCAATTACTCAACTACCCAACAAACAGGTTATTTGCCTTCATATTATGACCAAAACGCATTTGACTTTGTTGGTTTAAAAGTATCAGACGATACAGTCATAGTTCCATTACAGAGCCCAGTTTTTGTAGTACTAAATAACATAGACTCAAAAACTGAAACTATTTGGTCATTAACCAAAAACGGCTCGGAAATTGCAAAAATTAAGGCTACCTCATATTTTACTTGGAGATTTAGCGAACCCGGCAAATACTATCTGACGGCAAGGTCAACTGACTCTTTTGGAAATGAATTTTCAACAGCCAACCCACTAATGTTTGTAAATGTCTTAACAAAGGCAGACTACGTCCAATATATCGAAAATGAACTAAACCGGAGAAAACTTGATCTACTGAGATGATCAGTCTGCTCCTGATAAATAATATAAATAAAAAGGTGTAAACAAATGGCATTCACACAACTAAATCTACAAACGCAACAACTGCTTGAAAGCACGTTCATTTCGGACATGCGAATCATCATTAATGCGAACACAACCCTCCTAAAAAATACAGTGCAGGACGCATTTAACTCGATTGAAATCGATACGGTCAATAAGAAGATCGGTGTAGATAATCCGTTAGAAAGCATCTACACTAAGGCTCTACGCTTAGGTAATGAATTATTATTCACAGACGGGTCAACTCAAATTGGATCACTAACTAAGTCTGAAGGTAAGTCAATTTTAGAAGTTGACCGCATTGCTATTAAAGCAGGCGGCCAACTTACTGCAATGGGAATTGCTAGTAAAATTGGAGTTACTCGACTAGGAGTCGGCATTACAGATATTGCTAACCTAAGTGTTGATGGTTTAACTATTGCTGCAAGCTCAGCATTATATGCACAAGGACTTTCACAATTTAGCAATTCAATCGCGCACAGTTCAGAAAAAGTAACCTCTTACCTGGTTGCAGTTTCTGGAAGTCCAAGCGTATACGAATGCGACATTACACTGAATGCCACTTCAAAACAAAATATCTTCCTTGCGCTAGTTTATCCAATTACCGCAACTGTTGCAAACAATTTGTCAAGCCCAATTGTAGTGGTTAACGTTTACACAAACGCAACAATTCCTCCGTTTAAAGGTCAAGAATTTACCTTTATGGTTGACTCAGTTAAGGGTAGTGACAACGTAGAAGTTGCCGCTACTTGGCAAGATGCTGCGGAGGTTAGAGTAATCGGAGGATACGATAGTAATAAAAATAGAACGCTTATTAATCAACAAGCAACTGCAGCGTCTTCACCAACTTCAATCGTAGGACCATATTTAAAATTCACTGGCCCAGCTGCAAACTATGCAGGTACCGGTAAAGTAACAGTTATTAACACAACAGTCCCAATGAGACTAGTTACAACCGGAGCAACTGGTTTAGCTACTGTCGCTCAATCATAATAAACAATAGAAACCCGCATGGCAGTAACACCGTTAATAAAACCAATCCAAACCAAAAAAGGCATATTCTATACCTTTCAAAGTGCGCTTGAAGACCTAAACCTAACTTTTAATAACAATGGGGCAAATAAGTTTAGGTTTTCTAAATTTGTGTTGCTGCGTATTCCAGAAATAGGCGATCCAAATACTCAAAAGCTACTGGACAATAAGATTCAGTTTGATGCGTTAGGCGAGACTCCAATAACTTCAGGTTTGTCAACTGATCAAAATTTGAATTTGGCAAATTCATTTCAAAACTATGCTCTTAACCTAGAGGCTCTACTAATTTCTTCTCCAACCTATAACCGAGAGACTAAATTAAATGTATCAGAAAGAGTTTTTTGGAAATGGCTAAAAGAAACTGGCGCAATTCGTTGGAGAACAGCTAGACAGACTACTCAACTTGGCCAAGTTGAAGTTTCTGCAAACGTGTCAGCCGGCCAATCTAGATTTGCAGAAGATTTTTATGATCAAAGCGCAAGTCCATACAATAGAGTAGCAGTTTATGTCGGCGATATTGATGTAGTTAACTCCGTTAAAAATCCAGAAAATTCATATTCTGAACTATACATTCATGTTCCGACAAACGTAGGGTCAACGCCAACCGTTCTGTTTAAATCACAGGCCGATGTAAACTATGGGCCGAGCATGCTTGTGGTCAATAACCCAGATGATCCATTGAATGAAGAATACTTAAAGGGTAGAAACTACTATGATGATCATCCAAGTCCCGGAATGTCGTTATTTGCTTATTATGACCTAGATTCAAATACAATTTCACAATATGCATCAACTAAGGTAGAAATGAATAATATTTTACCTTCTGACCCATCTACCGCTTCACTGGGATATCCACCGTCTCTGTCAAGCTTTTGGTGGGGTTCTAATTCTATAACAAATGCCTATTTTACTGAACCGACTGCTAACTATAATAGAGCATACGTGCAAAGAATCAAAAAGGTATCTGGAAACTCAACCGTCGAATATTTAAGATCAACGCTAGATGGAGTAACTCTTGATTTTGATTTGAGCAATTATTCAATTGCATACGATAATCCACAAATCAAAGTTTTTTCACAGTTAAATGATTATGTTGATAACCGCAATTTTGAATTTAACGCGATCTTAGTTTACTATGATGTATATGACGATAGCGGCGCAACAACTACTTCTGAAACCAACTTGTACGGCGTTTACTTTTTAAACAAAGTTGAAAGCAGCGGTCTTGAATATGCGATACCTTTTATTCAAAAGGATAAACCTGATGTTATTGCAAAGACCAACGGTAATTCGTTTGCTTTTAAACTAAATGTCAAATTTGATACATCTATTGAGGATACTGCTGTTGAAAAATCTGTCAACGATTTTAACACATTCTCATTAGACTTATTTACGGATGTAATGACAAAATTTAAAAATTTACAAACGTTATTTAATGATAAATTACTTGAACTCGAGAATTTAAGACGTGACGTACAATCCGCAAAGGATACTTTATCTAATTCAAATACTCTACAGAAATTAGACTTGCGACTTAAAGCTGTTGAAAATTCGCTATCTGCTAGTCAGGCGGCTTTTCAAAATTCAACTGCTCTATTAAATATGATCGAGACTGCTTCTAAAAAAATAGACGATTTAGTCGCAGGCCGAAGCTCTATTAATGTAAGTTATAACCTTGATGTATTGCGACCAGGGTCAGGAATCATTATTGATCGACGAATTCCCAATGAGATTACAATTGCCTCAGACGTTACTCCGTATTCTTTAATTGAAGACATAAATTTAAGTCCATCAACCACTCCGCAAGGTACAAAAACGTTGCCATTGGGCGTATACAACACATATTACCAGCATTCAAATAATGGAGCAAGCACAACGCTTACCGGTAATGTTGTGATTAAAATTGATGACACAGTCGTTGATTGGAGAAAAGGTCAAAAATTTGATTTGGTAATCGACAATCAAATCGAAATGGCCGGGCACACAATTACAATAAAGACTGACTCTAAAAATAAATTGGGAAATTCAGCAGCATACGGCAAAACAATTGCGGTACTGACAGCAAGTGATTTTCCAACAACAAATGGACGAATTGGTCGACCTATAATCTCTATTATTTGTAAAAACGATATAACTCTTGAATTTAAGGTTGATAAAATAACAAGATAAACTAAATGTCCGATAAACACACACTAAGCGCGTTACTAGCTGAACTTGGAGTAGACATTTCTAATATGCAAGAGTTTCTAAATAAGCTTTCGCAAATTTTGTCAACTAATTCAGATACGGTTACTATTAACCAAACTCTGCAAAATGGAACTTCAGTATCTCACTTAGTGCCGTCATTTGGTTATCTAAGCGGTAAGATCGATAATATTGAATCTAAGTTTAACTCTTTGCTTTCAGCAAACAGCAATGAACTTGGGGTTAGAGACGAGAATGGCGTCCTAAAGAAGTTCGAATTAAAAGATGTTTCAAAAATAATTGCAGACCTAAACCAAGTATCTACAATTTCACTAGCGGCACCAAGCCAATTCGGATATAAAGCAAACTGGTTTTTTGAGTCTTTTCTAAATCCGCTAATCCATGTTAGATCAGATGTTAGCGCTCTTTTAGCAAATGATGTTGATAAGTTTGAAGTAAAGCGAATAATCTTAACTACTAATTCAACCGCAGCTACCACCCTATTTGATCAAACATATAAAGGCCAAACCAACATTTCAGAAAATCAATACCTTACTGACCTTGTTTCTAGAGGATTTACTTATTTTGAAGATATTAATGTGATTGATTTGCCGCCAGCTGTAAACTCTGTTCGTGGTTCATTTGATGTTATTAAAATTCTTGAAGATACTCAAACTGAACTTATTGCTGGCGACACATTAAGCAGATCAGTTAGAAAGTATAAATTAAATACTATCCGGTATATTCAAACAATCGGACCAACTACTGTTGAAAAGACCCTAGAACCTGGCGATATTTTGATAACTAAAGATGGGTCCGAATATCAAGTAGATTCAATTGATAAAAAGCTAACAACCATCATCTTAATTCGAATTTTCGGAGAAGGTGCAGTAGCACAGGGCGCAAATGTACTAAATCTAAAACCTGTTCTCGTGGTAATTCCAGAACTACAGATAAACGTCGGCTATAATGAAAGAGAAGTAATATTTGTTAAACCGATCAGTACCAGATTGGGGGTTACGACCGATGAATATTCTAGAGGCTTTGGGCTATACACTAATGAATTAACGATTTCATTGAATAATGGCGTAACTATGCCACTATCTGAATTCTACGTAAAATTCGTGTCAGACTTTGGTCTGCTCTTCTTAAACTATGCAAAAGAAAAGAAGATGCCAAATTCATTGGGTGCAGTACCTAACGTTCCATCGCTAGCCTCTTCAAACTTTAAAGTTATTCAGATTGACCAGCATATTAAAAACGCGGACAATACTGACCAAATTAAGCAAAAGATTTCAGAAAAGGAACAGATGTCTTCTCAAATTAAAGAAATTGATCAGCAGATTTCTAGAGTTAAGGCCAACTTAAATACAACGGCTTCACTAAATGAGAGCCAAAGACTTTCATTACAAAAAGAGCTACAGTCACTTATCAATAATCGGGCTTCCGCTACAACTAATATATCTTCCGTTGTTAAAGAAATTACAACATCAATTAAAACAACTCCGCAATTTATCGCTGACGCCAAATATAGAGTTAGAGGTTTTTGGGAAATTCCATCTCCTAAAATTACTGAGCATGGAACACAAGAGGTTGTGCAGTTTAAAGTATCGTATCGTTACTTGAGTAAAACTGGCACATCACAAACAGCGGACGCTTTAGAATTTGTAGACTCAACTGGCTCTAAAAAGACCGGTTACTTTTCTCCATACACCGAGATTGCGACCAAAGCTAGAACCAAAGTCCTAAATGAACTAACCGGGTTCTACGATTGGGTTGAAGAAAATGTTGCTGATGCAAACGCAGTAAATTCAAACCAATTAGATATCCCTATCAGAAAAGGAGAAAGCGTAGAAATTAAAATTAAAGCTATTTCCGAAGCCGGCTGGCCAGATAATCCAGTTGAATCAGAATGGTCCGAGCCGGTCTTAGTTGAGTTTCCGCAAAATATTGAATCAGGTGAAGAAGCTACAATCCTTGCGCAACAAGTCTTTGCTGAAGAAACTCGAATTACTTTTCAGGATGAGCTCAACGCAAAGGGCCTAGACCTTCATTTAGGTTCAGCCTTTACCACCAGAGACAAATATTTTGCACATAAAGCAGAAGATATTGCAAGTGGTTTTTTTGGAACAGACGGATCAATTATTGACCTATACGTAAAGTTAAAAACGCTAACCGATGAATTATCATCACTAAAAGCGTCAATAACTACGGTTATCGGTGACCTCGTTGTTAAAATTATTGAGCCAAATGCAAATCAGATAACCGTGGCTAATGGCCAAACAATTAATCTATTCAGTGGATACTACCGAGAATTAATTAAGAATACATCTGGCCAAACTACAACATACGACCACGGCAAGATACTTTCAACTACATATACTCTGCAATTGTCAAATGCTTCACAAACTGCGCTTGAACTAATTTCATACTTAACTGGTGGAATTGGAGAAGCGGCACATGCTTCAAATCCATCATCAACAACTGATGCTAATTATAATTCGCATTTACGTTATGATAAACCGCCGATTATGATCGATAATGCAGTTGAAGGAGAAATAGCTGGATTTTCGCAAATTGAAGGTTATCAAAGTGCACAAGTTAGGAGCCAGTATATTTATGCCAGATATAAAAATATCTCAATAAAGAACGCTCTGTATGCAGGTGAATCACAAACCGCTGGCACAACATCATATCCTATACCAAATGGAGATCCTCAATATAATTACCAAGGTACTACTGTAAATAGCGCAGAAATTCCATATAGAGAAGGTCATTACTTGCCGTTTGAACCAACGTACTCGGGCTCCAATTCGCAATTTAGTCAAAATGCAAATGTTTGGAACGGAACGGTTAATACCACCGGTTCAAGTCCGGCAGCTGGCGGCAATGGTCGTTTATCCGAATTCTGTATTCATAAAGACCACCCAGATGCATTAATTGCATGGACAGTAGCATCACAAAGACCAGCATATACTGCTGCTGAGGTAACTGCAGATGTTCAAAAGAGACTACGCTTTAGCCATGCTGTTCATTTTGAGACAAGCGTTGAAGAATCAACTAATAAATTTGGTGCAAAATATTGGCAGCAAGCCGAAAGAGTAACCCCAGCAATGGCAACTCTATCCGGTGGTGCCATTCCCGCTGCAAATACTAGAGAAAGACAATACCCTATAAAATTAGGATTTGGTGCTGGTGACGAGTATTTAATTGGTAAATATACGTGCGGTTCATATCTGTATATGGCACCAGCATCATATGAAAATATCTCCACAACGAGCTTAAACCCAACTGGAGCAAAGCGTCGTCTGGAATATGGCGAAACTAAAGCAATCAATATCCCAATTGTATATCAATTTAGATGTAGCGATAAGATAGGAAGGATTGGTGGATTTAGAGTTGGATCAACCTTAAAAAATATTAAATACTCAAAAACTATGGGCATTGACGTTTATTTAAAGGATGACATATTTTCTTTTGATTTAACCGTGTCTTGTCAATACGCTAAAGAAACTACCGTAATTGCAAGCGCAGTCATAAGCGGACAGCAAGGTCACCCAAACCCTGGAGGCGGTGGAGTCAACTCTTGATTTACTAAACTACAAAAAAATAAAGATTGGTGAGCCTATCATATATTAAATTAGTTGGCCGAGATGCAAGCTTTCAATTATTACGAACCAATCCAAAACTAACTTCAAATATAAAATTAGTAGTTGATGGTTCTGATAATCTATATTTGAATGCAATTCCAGCCGATACTGAGCTTGCAAAAGATCAATATCAAAAGTATGCGATAGACATTACTAAGAGTCACGAATTTAATGTCTTTAATTTTTATAATAAAGGAAAAACTCCTAGTAAAATTGCTTTTAAACTAGGCTCGGCTATTACACAAACAGTAACGGCTAGAGACCTAAAGAATCAATTTGATTTTGATTTTTATACAAGTGGCGCAAAATACTTAAAGTCAAAACAGTATAATGAGAAATTTTCGTACTTTGCACCGCTATACTTAAATCGAATTATTCCAGATACCTTTGTAATTTTTAAAGTTAAGGGCCCAAGTAATGATTCAGCAGGCAAGCAAGTTGACGACCAATTAAGTCAAGAAATAATTAGATTCTCAAGCCAAGGTACGCAATCTGCAAGTAATGAATATTCACAAAACCCAAGCGACTTACCTCTACGAAGAGAGTTCTTTAAGAAGTTCCAATTAGTAAAAGCCTTTGACTTAAAACCTGAAACAAAGATCGGGCAATACTTAGAGAGAATCATTGAAAATCCAATGTTTCCCACTTCTCCTCTTGCTGTAAACTTTAATCCAAAAGGGTTCTCATATTATAGAGGACTTTCAATTAAAACTGGTACTTATGTCGAGCTACCTGTTGATACAAATAGCGTACTAACTAGAGGTTTGCCGCTTTTAAAGAAAGAGCAGTTTATCAATAACGGCTTTCAAGATAATAGCATTCTGCATCCAAACATATTAAACCTAGAGTTTATATTCGATGACGATACGGCAGAAGATTTTGAGTTCAACCGATATTTTGGAGTGTACTGTAATCGAATTGACTTAGCTGAATTTGAATTAGACCTTGATGCAGTATTTGATAATCCAACCGATAACGACCAAGCGTTAACCGTTAAGTATACAAATGATGAGGACATTTTACTGCCAGTTACTAATTCAACTGGAGTTAAAGTTCGAGCAAAAAATGTATCGGCTAATGTAACTGATCTTAAAAACTCAATGGTAACAGACGATAACTTGTTTTTTACCTATGTTGAAACAAAATCAGGTATTCACCTAGTAAAAACATATAGTTGGAATCAACAGAACGAGTTTGCTGATTTTAGAATAGCGGACTCACGAGTTGATTTGGGAACATTCTTTGGCCCAGGTGCACTCTTTTCGCAAGAGCCAGCCATTTCTTCAAAATTGCCAAGTAGATCAACGCTTGCCGTTAAAGTATTAAGTACGCCGACCAACGCCTCATCATTTAAAGTATATCATACAAACGGTACACATACTGATACTGTTGGTAAACACGATCCATTTACTTTTATCCTGTCTAGTAATGCAACAACTGGCAGTTTTGCATTTAATGGGCCAGGTAAATGGTCAGTCCAATATTTGGCAAACGGGCAAACGGTCATTTACATATCAGCCGACGGCGATAAACAAGATATTGCTACCGCAATCGCTGGAGCAATTAATGATTTACAGCAATCTGATATTCAAGCGGCGGCGGTTGACGAATTTGCGTTCGTTCAAATAAAAGCATTTGGAGAATCTGTAGGCCAGCTCAAAGCGCAATCAAGTAATTCAGCGTTAAAGCTTATTGGCTCCCCGATAAACGGCTTGATTTATGCAGATGGCGGCACGTTAAATCCATACCCAGTTATAGATAACAATCAGGTCAATGAAGACTCTTTACCGCTAATTAAAATCAACGAAAATAAAGAGCAGCTAATTGTTAAAACCAAAACAAATTGGTCAAGACTTTCTAGAATCACTAGGTCGACCTCATTGATTTCACCGGTGCAGGCAGATGAGACACTAGCTCAAGGAAAGACTGATTTTTTGAGTAAAGCAACAATCCTATTAAAGGATAATGAAGTTCCATATATTGCACACGGAAATATTGAAATTAGAAAGATTGCAAAAAATAAAGTCGGAATATTGTCGATATTTGATATAAAAGATTTCGATTTTGGTATTACTAAAACTGATTATGCTAGATTCGATAAGATTGACCTGTTTAAGGATTTTTATGAACCAGCAAATGTGCCATCGCTTGACTTTAGAAAGTATGTATATCGAGTGATCGGTAATGGTAAAATTGTTATAAATGAAATTATCTATAATTCCGGGCAATACGTTTGGCAAGATAAAAATGGACTACAGTCATACCAATTAATTGAAGGAGATTGCGCAATAATCAAAACGTCTATATCGACAAACGCGTTTAATTCAATAGGAGCAGTTGATTCTGAGAATCAAAATGAAGCAGATCCGCTAGACCATCTAGACGTATCAACCGTTTCAGTCGATGACGATGAACTTAAGGCCTATACTGGCCAATTTTCGATACGTACTCCATTTGCAACAGAGCTAGACCAGTTAGATACTGCATACACTGAACTATCAGAATATCGAAATCGATATTTAACAGGAGCAGTTGATTCTGAGTATCTGGTATACAAAGAAGAACAGAGCACAGAATTTGCGATAGACAATAAAATCACGCCATATATTGCAAAATGGGCATTAAAGGAGGCAATAGACAGTCGATCTAATCCATATAGACTAAACGCTGATTTAATATTCGGAAAAGATAATTTTGGACCTTCCCATACTGAAGTATTGCCAATTTCCGAAAAATTGACGCATGAGTGGTTTTATATTGTATCGGATTTTGGATTTAACCGGGTTCCAGAAACAATGTATCAGAATCACAGTTATTTTGAAAAAGCGTTTAATCTTTCAAGATTTGTAACTGAGGCTGGATATTTTGATGAATACTTTAATTATGTGCCGACCGTTAAAGAAAAGCAGATTGATAGAGTGCAGTTGCGGTACTCAGATCTATTTAAGGATCCATACACTAATCAATATGAAACAGTGTTTAAAGGTGTTAAATACCGATTTTTTGAATTGGATCAAGCACTTCTTGCCCAAAATAATTCAACCAACTCTTCACTAAAAACAAATACCGACCGGTTTAAAGACTATAGATTTAGCGCGTTATTAATACCAATTGAAGATCCATTTGCCGAGCCACAAACTCCAGCAAGATTTGAAATTGTTGAGAACACCGAGGCGAAAGCAATCGTTGTATTAATCTATGTAGCATTAGCCTCTGCCAAATCTCTAAATCCTGACGTTAGCTTGCGTAATGAGGACCATAAACCTAAAGTATTTAATCAATCTGAGCTCCTATCGATTACTCCAACTGGAAATATTTCATTCACTAAACTGTATGGAGACTATCGAGTGCAATACAATGACGACGGCGTCTCAAATATAACCCATTCTTTTCTCTATTATGCAAAGAATAAGAAATATAATTCTGGTCAAAATTCATATTCAACTACTCGACTTGCAAAAAACGTTGACTTATCGGTTACCGGATTTCAATTTGATGCTGCCTCAAATACAAGTTCATCAGTCGGATTAACTATTCCTATCGGATTAGGATATGATACGCCAATTGAGTCCCAAATATCAATTTTGCCAGGTCAATATTCGCCATTGGTAATGTTTAAGCCATTAGGCCAAAACTTTGAATCGCAGATCATATTCATTTCAAATAGTGGAACTGACTCAGTATCGGTTGCGACTAATCCAATATTGTCAGTTTCACAAGACGTTGTGCAATATACAGATTCAGAGATGTATGCAATTGAGGTTTCAAAAAACACGGACACAGGTGCTCTCATTCAAACCGCATCACCATTACCAACAGGTTCGCAAGATCAATGGAGATCCTTGTATTACACATATCAAATTAATGGTGGTGAAAATTACTATGAAAAACTCTTCCAATATTTTTCATTTGCTAATTTTAAGTTCTTATTAGATTCTAAAGAATCTGTAATTACTTGGAAGTCATTTACTGGTGGAAACTTGGCAACAACTCAGCAATTTACAATTAGAGCGGTTGATCCGAACCCAATTCAAATATCAACGGCCCTAGTTAATCTTGAGCAAAAAGTGACCTCAAATAGCCGATCAGTAACTGGCGGTTATGCATATGATGAGACTGCAATTGTGCCATTTGAGATACATCGATATTCTGGCGAGTATGATGTTGTATTTAAACCAGTTTCTGCGTTCTATCAAGATCTACAAGTCAATAACTTTACAATAAGCGGTGCAAACTGTGCACTTCACATTAGCGTACCAAATTTCTTTATGGTTCCAGAATTCTATCACGTAAAGTATTCAAAGTCACAATTATTAGATCTAGAAAATAGCAAGGAATATTCGCCAGTCTATCCATCAATTAGTGAAACGCCCATTGGCGTTGCTCCATATAATATTTTAAGTAGTAGCTGGGATAGAGATTATCATTTTGAATATATTGATAAATCAACATATTCTAAGATATTTGGAACCAGAAGAATTACTGAAGACTATGCATTTGTTTCTAAGCTTATAAATGTACCGGAAACCCTACACCTTGATGAATTTTATATTTCACAAGTAAATCAGGCACAGTTTAGATCGCCAGCCTTTTCAAATATGGTCGAGTATGCAGATTATGCAAAAAATATTCGATTTAAAATTGACTTCGCTAGAGCTGTTGCAGTTGGCTTTAAAAATAAAGGTCTGTATGCTGAATTTGCAAAGTTCTTCTCAGATCAAAATGGTGCAACCATTACTTCATCAATTCCATTGCTTGGTGAATTAACGCTAGAGCAATACACTGAGGAATACGCTAAGGCCAATTTGCAAGCCTTGTATAAAGTAGACGAAGTTGAAATTTGGCAAAAGTTTGATAAAACTGTCCCAAATGGAACAGTTGTACTTGTTTCTAAGACGCTTGATCAATTCATTAACGAAGGATATACTCAAACCAAAAATGTTCGAATAAATAATCAAAATCCAACAATATTGGAAGGATTAATCGACAAACCAATTAATTCTGGACTGTATGTCGGATTTAGGATAAAAATCAAATTCATCTAATGTCAGTATCTGTTAATTTACAGGAAGTTTTCTCATCCGATAGTCAATCAAATTTGACCCAAAAGATCAACTTCAATTTTAATCAGCTCCTGACCTTGGGATTGGGCGAGCGAGGCCCAATTGGATTAGTCGGCCCACAGGGTCCAATTGGCCCAGTTGGCCTTGGAGGCCCAACTGGAGCTAGGGGCGCAAAGGTCTATGCAGTTCAAACCTTAGATAGTCCAATAGTTACTCCAGCAATTGCTCCAAATTCAGCAGATGGAGATATTTTTATTAATACTAAAGAATTATATGTAAAAGGAGTAACCGTTAGCGGAACTTGGGGAGAAGTTATAGATTTTCAATCATTAATTACCTCTCAATCTTTACAAGATACATTTAAAGTATTTCAATTAGGCGTTGGCGCTGGCTATTCAACTTCAAAACATGCAAAGTTTTTAAGAACAAATGGAATCGACTCAGTAAATAGTGGACTTGCAGAATCTCACCCAATGTATCCCAGCGGACAAGCTACAAATACACAACTAATCTTATCAAATTTTGATGAATTAAAAACTTGGAGAATCCAAGCAGGTAGTCTAGTTGCTAATACGCCTGAGTCAGACGGTGTTTTTGAATACAATTCACTTGCAAAGATTTATGCATTCTTACCGTCAAGTCTTTCAAGCTGGAGACATCAATTAGAGATCGGTTCAGTCGATGATGTTGAAGTGACGGTCGGCACATCAACTCAGCAATACGTATTAACTCCGTCTGAGCAGAATTTAAAGATTCGTAAATATAGAGTAGAAGAAGCAACAGTCTCATCCGGCTTATTCGGCGGCTTGTACAATAGAGCGGAGTTTGACCTATCTGGTCCAACCACCAGCAACAATTCATTAAATGGAGAAATATTGTTCTCCGTCAACACGCGATCAAATAATACCAACACCGGTATTCAAATGGGCTTAACTACTGCCCAAATCTTAGCAGACAGATTACCACTGCAAACACTAGCAACAGACGGCTTAATTATGTCAAAGGCTGGTACGCATCACTTTGCACTAGGTTTTGATAATACAACGGCATCTAAGATTAACTTAAAGACCTCTAGTAATTTAACTTCGCTTGCCTTAAATCATGCGTCATTTAATTTTGCAAATGGCCAGTTAGCAATTACTCTAGATGATCCAGCTAAGGAAATTAGCTTGGGTACTGCAGTTAAGGTTAAAAATGATAGACTTTCTCAAGGTTTACCATTTCCAACGACAATGGTTCCAAGTTTAGACCCAAACACATTGGACGATTACGAGGAAGGAACTTGGGAGCCGACTGTTGATTTTACCCAGCAACTGGTCTATGGCGTGGACAATGACGGTGGCGGAAATTGGAATACCGAAGCTGGAGTTGGTCGATATATTAAAATAGGTAAAGCGATCTATCTATACTTTTCAATTAACGTTAGATTCATCCTAGACCAAAACGTATCCATTTCATCCTCTGGTTTAAACCTTGGAATCCCCAACAGTGATGCATTTGCCACTGCTGGTTCAGAATACTATGGCCTTAGAATTGGTGGAATACCATTTGGTAGAACCGACCACGCTGGCGATTTTGTAATTAACATCAGTGCAGCTGCAGGAGTTAATGGCCTAAGAAAGGAAATGATTGCATATACCCCGCTCTTTGATTCTACTTCTCTGGTGCAAGTAGCGCCTATTGTCCCTGGCACTTCATTTGGCAAATACGTTTGCGTTTCAGCACAAGGCAGTTCTTTTGCGCCGCGAATCGAGTTAAAGG